TGGAGTTTCCAGTCGGTCTCAGAAACCCGGGTAATGGTACCCATCATGGCTCACATTATTTCTTTTGATCAAGTCCGCAAACGTTTAAAACGCATTGGACTTTCTCATTCGATCTCTACTGGATTAACTCGCCTGTTCATAAAGCAGGTTGAGTCAAGGGGCATTGAAGGTGCTTGCGCCATCCTAAAACGGTGGACAACGCAGTACCTGAACGCTTACCTATCCAATGAGAGTGTGGAACCATGGGTGGACACATTTGGTCCTTCAAGATACCCTAAGAAGCTTATGTTTCTCAGGGGAAATGTTGACGAGAGTCAACTTTTCCGAGTCTTGAAGTTCTTCCGGATGTTAAAACTGAGTAAACCGTCTGAATCGCAACTTGAAAAGGTTGTTAAAGCGGTGGTCTCGGGTGAAACCCTTGGCTGTAACATGGATTACCTACGCGAGCTTATACAGCTCGGTGCAGTAACCTCGTTTGATGAAAGGCATTACGTCCTTCAAATCGCTCCAGATCTAATCACACGTACGTTTTCGTCTATGACCTCCGTTTCTGGTAAGGTTAATGGTGGGGGACCTCCCAAACTCCGCAAGGCGTTTGAAGTCCTCGCCGCCCTTCCTCCTTGCTTTACGCAAGGATTCGAGTGGTGGAAGACATTTCGCCCTTTGGTGAAGGATGAAGTCCATTCTTGTCTACGTTTAGTAGACCCTGACCCAAATGGATACGTTGGCGGGATCTATGCTGCCCAAGAGGGCGGTTGCAAACTTAGAATGTTTGCTGCTCCGTTCTCTATTATCCAGTGTCTCATCTCTCCAATCCATCATTGGATTGTGGACCATTACTTGTCCAAGCTGCCCCAAGTTTGTACTTGGGACCAGCTGAAAGGAGCCACTGGTGCCCAGCATAGATTGTCTAAAGGGGAATTCGTCGCTTCTGTTGATCTCTCAACTGCGACGTGTAGATTTCCCCTCGGGCCTCAATTAGAGTTACTCGATACTTTAGGCTTACCTGAATACGCGATTCAACAACTTGAATATGTTGCTCGTGGAAGCTGGCTTGTCGATCCTTCGAAGCGTAAGACAATGGGAAGATATGCAGGACAAGTACTGTCATGGCAGGTGGGACAACCTCTCGGAATTAAACCTTCGATGTCCATGTTCACCTTGACACATGCATGCTTGTTAATAGGCATAGCGGTTTCGCTGTGTCTGAATCCTGCAGATTCTTTCTATGTACTGGGCGACGATGTCTTGATATTCAATAAAGACATGGCGGATCGTTACTGTGAGGTCCTGACAGAAAGTGGAGTTCCTATCTCTTGGAATAAAACTCATATGTCAACACTCTTTGCGGAGTTCGCGGGGGCTAGTATTTCTGCTAGTACCCTTG